CTTCCCCGGTTTCGCCCCCCTGCTCGCTCTCCGGCGCGGGGGCGACCGGGACAGAGTTGAGCACGGCACGGGCGGCGAGAATCTGTTTCGGTAAGGGTAAGTTTTCAAAACGACCTAAGATAAGGTCATAAGTACCAAGTTGAGATAGTACAAAGTCATCAGGGTACAAACCTAATACAGTATTTTCAGCATTTACAGCTTGAGCAAACACTCGAACAGCCTCGGATTCGCTAGGTAGAAATACAGGCGTGCCAAAAGAGTTGGCGGGACGGTCAAGTACAGCGTAGATATTGAGTAAGATTTTGTTTTGTTGTTTTTTGTTAGTCATTTTTTTACACTTCCTTTTTTAATCATATTCTAACGGACGTATTAAGTTACTAATTTGATATTCTTTTATAATCTGAGATACAGATAAACGAGTATAGTCAACTGGACCGTCTTTTTTTGTTAGCTCTCGGCTTAATTTTAATAGCTGGTAGTCGTCAGGGGCTACAGCTTCATAATACGAATCATAGTAACGAGGTGGTTTGCATTCTCGACCACGAGCAATTACTCTGTCAAGCGGATATACTTCATCTACATATTTTTCAATCCAGCCTTTGCCAACACCTGGGCGGCGTGACATAACGAGGAATTCAGACCTGCAATGTGCAGGTCTGTCATTCTTAACGTTGCCTGAAGCCTTTTTAAGTGTGTATCTAGCGACATAAGCTGCACTCTCAAAAGTAACAGCGCCAGTAGTACTAAAACCAGCAGTCCACAATTTAGACAGAGCATCAGATACAAAGTATTTAGTCCCATTTTTATTCACCTGCCATAATTTTTTATCAGTAAAATCAAAGTTAAATAACAAAGCGTGGTAATGTGGACGACCATTTTTTGAACCATATTCACCACAAGCGAAATAACGAATACCTTCGCCGAATTTTTTTCGTAGACGTTTAAAGAATTTTTGTAAATGCTCTAAATGTAAATTTTTATCATACATCACACTCCTATCATCATAAGTTAATGTTATAAAACAATTGCGGTCATACAAAGAAGCTTCGTGAGTACAGCGGATTGCCCATTTTCGACTATATTCAAGGCGACAGCCTATACACTGACCGCAAGGAACTGTTACGGGTTTATATAGGGGGTCAGATGACCCCCTGAACACTACAGAGGGCTTGCCTGATTTAGTAAGATGACCATAGTCAAGCCAAGCAGTAAGAGGTGAATAGCAAGGCATAGAATCACATCCTTATACCTCCACGCATATGATATGATCCTAGATTCTTTTTGTGAACCTTCGATGCAGTACGCCTGAAAAGGCGTTTGCTACGGCGTTTGGATACCTTAAAGCGTTTCATTTTATCATCTCCTTATACATTGAAATTAATACCGAAATAAGTTGCGATAGCAGTAAGAACAGCAGTTACAAGATACTTAATAGCATTTTTATACATTGTTTTCATCTCCTTAATAATTTAATAATCGTGATAATTACGCCCAATAAGCGACCAAAGAGACTGACCGAAACGACCTGCATAATACTCAGGCTCACTAGTATCCTCAAAACGACTAGCATTCTTATACCTAAGACCACCTATCTTATAACGCTGATCACTCTCACGGTTTTCATAACCATATTTCTCAGCACGATTAGCGGCATCATAAGCATTAGTATCAGCATTTTTTAAGGCAGCAGCTGCATTAGCAGCAAGATTAGACACCTGAGCAGCAGTTATTTGTTTGCTGTTTTCAATATCCTGACCAAGTTTTTCAATAGTTTTAAAAATTTGAGCAACATTTGCAGCAGATGTGGCTTTCTGAATGGCTATTGTTTCTTCGTTAAACTTTACCTCTGAAAAATATTTGTCTGCAGAAGCATTATTATTTTTTATTGTGCTTTTACCAATTTCGGAAGCAAGTTCAAGTTCTTTACGTTTCATACGTTGGGACTGATAAGCGGACGCCGCTTCGGGGATTGAATCGGCAATGTTTCCCATAACTGCCATATTTCCTGAAGGGGTAGATGCTCCATTATTAGCGGACAGTATTGGATTTAAACCAGCGGCTCTAAGATCATCAACTTCCCGTTGATGTGCAGTATTCGACATATATTCCTGCCAATTACGATTTTCACGAGCCATAGCGGCATTTGCTGAATTAGCGTTTTTTTTGTCCCATTATGCCACCTACAGCGCCGACTAGACTGGGGGCTAAGTCAGATAACCAAGACATTGTAAAACCTCCTTAAAAGTGATCTATTAAGCCAGGAACGCCATACATAGGCATAGGACGTACACAGCGGGTATGGAAATAGCAATCAACTATAAATTGAGGTTCATTTGTTACGGCTATAGCACGTTCAAGCGGAACTTTTGTCTGTATGAACTCTGCATTTAATGCGGGACGGTTCTCGAATTTTTGGGCTAAGTGCCAGAAGTCAAGGGGCTGGGCATAGGTTGAACGGAATTTACCTGTAATTAAAGATGGTTTATAACGATATTCTGCGTAGCGTTCTTGATATCCAAATACATCTTCATCTGCGGCTGTTCCATCTACATAAATTTCTTTGTTTAATATAGCTTGTTCTCCTAAGTGAGAAAGGGCAGGCCAGAAATGGTCCCAACGAGTTTTTCTAAACCACATACGGTTAATACCTTGCTGATAGGTCAAGTCTGCTCTAATTGAAGCGATACCGATAATATAACCGTGTTCGGTGAAGGATTTTGATACACCGCCATTATGAAGGGTAGCTTGTCCATATGCGGCAAGATTACCTTGAGGTGTTGAACCGTCACTAGAAGAAGTTTGAGCAACAGGATTTATATTGATTCGAGTAGATCCACCGCCGAGGAATTCAGGACGTTGTAAGCGAGCATCTGGGCTGATAACTCCAAAGTGGGAACGAAGTATTTCAGTATAACGAGTACCGCCACGGGCATCACGTTCTAATAAACGTTGAATCTGGAAAGCCTGTCGCAGAGAATTAATTGTTGCGGCAGATGCTGTTGATAGGTCAGCATAAGCATTTTTAGACAATACATCACTTAAATTGCCAGCCCAGACTGTAGTTTCATTAGTACCAGCACGACCAAAACCAGCTATAGCTTTATGTCCACCACCAGTAGCAATAGTTACAGCATTTGCTCCAGTTACATAATCTGTAATCTCTGGCTGACCGCCAGGATTCATTTCGATACCAGCAAGCAAAGGGGACGGAGAACCTAAAAAGTAACCATTAGCGGGAGTAGGATCAATAATTGAAGCTTGTCCACCGATAGGCAAATCAACAGTTTTACCTTTTTGAAGCCAAGGTAGCGCAGATGTAAAGTAGTCGTGTTGCTTGCAACGAGTGAGGATTATATAATCGTTGGGGTCGTCTGGGCCGTCGCCTTTATTTACAGGCACGGAATCCATTAAATTTTGGTCACGATACCACTCATTGAATATAAGGTTATAAGCTCTAAACGGAAGGGATACGATATCTTTTAAAGTGACATTGATAGGCAAGCCCATATAGTCATAAATTGATTGAACCTGCGGGGTTATTGGGTTTACAGTAGGCATAATATAATCTGTGGAATCATCTGGATTATCCTGCTCACCGTTAAAGCGTTGCCAATTTTCCCAGACTAAACGATTAGGGACAAAGAACCATTGAATGTCAAGATACATATTGTCCATAATAGGAGCGATCGGAGTAGCTAAACGGGTAAATAATGTTGGAGAGATACTAAAGGTGTCGCCTGGTAAGATTTCATCAACATAAACAGGAACTAAATCACCTGTATTCATAGTTGTTTTATAGCCGTTATCACGCTGGAAAGCACTTCGGGGAATGTTTACCTGTGGAACTTGACTAAATGAGTAATTGTTCGTTGATTTCATTTTGTTCCAACCCTTCTTGTTTTAAAACATTTTATTAAAAACAGAAAAGGTTTCACTTTGGTGGAATTGGTAGTAGTAATTGCTATTTTAGGTATTTTAGCAGGGTTGGCGATTCCACGTTTTATGGATGCTACAACTAATGCTCGTGGTTCAAGATTAGTTGCTGATTTACGAACTATCGAAAGTGCAGAATCTATGTATTATGCAGAAAAAGGTCAATTTGCTACTATGGAAGAATTAGTAGATAATGGATATTTAGCAGTTGAACCGATTCCACCGATTGGTGCTTTTAAAGTGGCTGAAACTAATCAAGCTGGTGAAATCAAAGATACTGTAATATCTTATACCGTAACACCTAGTAATGATACTACTCCTAAAACTGTTACCATTAACGCTGGCACAAATATAGATTTAAAAACTTTAATGACTAGAAAAAATAACTAATTTTAAATAGGCAGATAGGAAATTACAGCCTATCTGCCTATTTATTTTAATACTAGAAGGAGAAGTTATGTGCAAATATAATAAAGGTTTCACTTTAGTTGAACTTGTGATAGTCATTGCTGTTATTGGGATATTGGCAGGACTTGCGATTCCTCATTTCCTTGATTCGCAGGCTAAAACCAGAACCGCCAGAGCGGCGGCCGACATGCGTACTTTGCAAAGCGCTGTTGAACAATATATGGCGGCAGGTAATACCATTGATGGCCTTACGGATGATCAAAAAGCTAACGGTGCAAAAGTTTTTCAAGATATTGTTGCTAAAGGTTTTTTATATGCAGTGCCAACAGCTCCTCAAGGCGATTATTACTATGCAGTTAGCGGTAATAGAATAGCACTAAATAATTGTTCATACGGTATAGAGAAAGCAAGCAGTGGTGTAGGCAGCAGTGAAAATAAGAGAAAAATAACAGTATCTTTTATTAATGGATTCGGTACTGGCACTAGCGGTGTTCCATACTCAATGTTTATCGAACAGTATATTTTAGGAAAATACTAGAATATATCTTTTTACTTATAAATTCAAGTAAACAAATATAAAAACTGCTGTCTAATAATTTTAAAATTAGACAGCAGTTTTTATATTTACTTATCGATTTTTAATGTGCCTTTATCGCTTTTTACATTAACAACTGTCTGTGAGGAAGAAGTAACATTACTGTCTTTAATATTATATACAGTTGCGTTAACTTTACCAGTACCTGTTAGTTTAGGAAACACATATATACTGTAATTACTTTCACTGCCTCTAATGGCCCAATCACAACCACTCAAGCTTATTCCTTGATTAGTTAGATAATTGACAATAGCTTGTACTTTTGCACCATTGGCACTGGTCGAATCAATAGCTCCGATTATAATACCTGTGTTTCCTAAAGCATCTAGCAAATGATCTCTGGCACTTTCAGCTTCATTGCTACTTAGAGAAGAAGCACTAACGATGGATACTGGACCACTGCCGCGACCTGCTTCACCGCCTAAATACTGCTCTAAAGTTTTCTGTCCGATAGTAGCACGCCCTTCATAAATTTTATCCGCAGCAGCTTGGCTGTTATAGGCATATTCATAAGGAATATCGCCGTTACTTAGATTATAGCGGTAATTAATACCATTATAACCTTGTACAATAGCATAGCCGCCAGTAGAAATTGGCCAGCTGCCAAAATATTTTTCAATAAAGTCTTTATCCTTTCCTAATACGCTTTCTGTACTTACAGTAGGATATTTACCATTTTTTGTATAATAAACAGTTCCTGCGCTTTCAATTGAACGTAGATCAGCCAATAACTTGGCTCCCCGGGCAGTTTCAACAGCATCTGTAAAACGAGGGATAGCAATACCCGCTAAAATGCCAAGTATGGCTATTACTATTACTAATTCAATTAAAGTAAAAGCAAAAGTTCTATTCTTATCTCTCTTAAGCATAGCTACTT